GATAGCGCAGGTAATGGCTTCGAAGTTGGCGATATGTTATATCAGGATCTAGCTGATAGCGTAGTTATGTCCGGAGAGATTATTAAATGGAATACAAATACTAATACAGTAAGTCTTATTCATATTGGCGCCAATGATGGTACGTACCATGAATTTGCTCCTGATGGTGTCGCCTATCAGATCAATTCTAATGGTGACAAAGTAAATCGGGTATTAATATCCTCGGTAACGGAAGATAATAAAATTTCTGAAATAGAACAAAATACAGAATTTGGAACATTTACTGACGGCTTCCTAGACTTTAGCGAATCTAACCCATTTGGGGATCCGAATGACTGATTTATTCGACTTTGGTTTTACAGCAGTAGACGAGGATGAGCTACAGGCAGTTCAACAGACTGCTGCTAAAGCAGACAATGCCGAGCAACTAGCCACGACTACACAAGAAAGACTTGATAATTTATACAATACCGTTATACCTCTTTTAAATAATTTAAAAAAGAATCCGGAAAAAGAATATATCCTATGGCCAAATAGATTGGCTAAGGTTGAAGAGTTTGAAACTCACCTACAGTTAATATATAAAGGTTAGCCATGTTTGGAACACATTTTTATCATCAGAAGCTAAGGAAAAGTGTTGCCATATTCGGTACACTCTTTAGCGACCTTTACGTTATTCGCTCCAACTCTTCTGGCCAAGTCATATCACAGGTTAAGGTTCCGTTATCATATGCACCTCAGCGTAAATTTCTTGACCGTATTAGATCCCAACCAGATCTTCTTGAGGATTCTAAGGTTGCAGTAAAGCTTCCTCGCATGTCTTTTGAGATTACTACAATTGCATACGATCCGGCACGTCAGCTGCAAAAAACAAATAACTTTACCCAATCGGGTTCAGGATATGGTAATAGGAATAGGTTCTATAGCTTTGTTCCTTACAATGTGGGATTTCAGTTATCCATATATGCTAAGAACCAGGATGATGCGCTTCAGATTGTGGAACAAATTCTACCATACTTTAATCCTCAATATGTATTGACTATGAAGCCATTTGCCGATTATCCTGATATTAAAGAGGATATACCGATTGCTTTGGTTGGGGTAGACTTTGCTGACGATTATGAAAATGCACTTGAGGCTAGACGAACTATTATCTATACTTTAACATTTGATATGAGAATTAATTTCTTTGGTCCAATTACAGATTCTAAGGTTATTCGTACTGCTCAGACAGATGTATATGAAATTGGAAGAGGATTGGAAGATTCGGATCTTCAGGTAGCTTCGTTTAGAACAAAACCGAATCCCTTTACTATTTCAGCAGATAGTGATTATGGATTTAACGATTCATCTGATTATGACTATCTGTTTAATTTTGATAGCACATAGGAGAAATAAATGAGGGAATGCCCTGACTGCGGACACGAATGTCACGAGCACACTTACGATTGTCAAGTAGACGGATGTGAATGTGAATTAGAACACCCAGAGAAAAGATAATGGCAGATAACGCTGATAATGATTTTGAATATGCTAGACAAAATTACCACGACTTACTAGCAAAAGGCACAGACGCACTCGAGGAAATGATGGAAGTCGCCCGAGCAACCGAGCACCCGCGGGCGTTTGAAGTGTTTTCTAATATGATGAAACATGTTGCCGATATTAACGGTAACCTAATAGATCTTCATAAAAAACATAAAGATTATAGTAAAGAAGAAAAGCCCGGAGAGCTAGGTAATCAGACTACTAATAATGTGTTTATTGGTTCCACAAGTGACTTACAGCGTATGCTTTTAGATAATGATGAGGATAAGGTAGTTGACATTAGCGATTACAAGAAAGATGAATGATACCTATCTTGGTAACATTAATATTAAGCGCGACGGTGTTGTTCATAACTTTGTTAAAAATGAAATTTTAGAATATAGCAAATGCTTAAATAACCCCGGATATTTTGCTAAGAACTATTGTAAAATTATTCATCTGGATAAAGGCCTAGTGCCATTCGAACTCTATCCATACCAGGAAAAGATGTTTGATAAATTTAACACAAACAGATTTAATATAGTACTTGCTTGTCGCCAATCTGGTAAGTCTATTTCTAGTGTGGCTTATCTACTATGGTTTGCAATATTTCACCCCGAAAAGACTATTGCAATTTTGGCAAACAAAGGTGCAACAGCACAGGAGATGCTTGGAAGAGTAACACTAATGCTAGAGAACTTACCGTTCTTTCTACAGCCAGGATGTAAAGCATTAAACAAAAGATCCATAGAGTTTAGTAATAACTCACGTATTGTGTCTGCAGCAACGTCAGGTAGTTCTATTCGTGGTATGTCTGTTAACCTACTATATCTGGACGAATTTGCATTTGTAGAGAATGCTGCAGAGTTCTATACATCAACATATCCCGTTGTATCATCTGGTAAAGATACAAAGGTTATTATTACATCTACTGCGAATGGTATCGGCAACCAGTTTCATAAGATCTGGGAAGGTGCTGTACAAGGTACAAATGAATTTATACCATTTAGAGTAGATTGGCACGATGTACCAGGACGTGATAAAGAATGGAAGCAGCAAACAATTGCCAATACGTCACAGTTACAGTTTGATCAGGAGTTTGGTAATACTTTCTTTGGAACTGGTAACACACTTATTAATGCCGAAACTCTTATGAACTTTAGGGCTAAACCGCCAAAAAGATTAATCGAAGGTAATAGGGTGTGGATCTATGAGGATCCGGATCCAGCACATCAATATGTAATGACAGTGGATGTATCGAAGGGAAGAGGTCAGGACTATTCTACGTTTAACGTGATCGATATTAGCTCAACTCCATTTAGGCAAGTCGCTGTATATCGCGACAATCTTATTTCTCCATTGCTCTTCCCAAATCTTATTTATAAATTTGCACGGCTCTATAATGAGGCTTGGGTGGTAGTAGAATCAAATGACCAAGGATCCTTGGTTACCAATGGACTATATCATGAACTAGAATATGAAAACCTATTCATTGAATCCACCGTAAAGTCTGACCGGCTAGGGGTAGAAATGAATAGAAAGGTTAAAAGATTAGGATGCTCTGGTATTAAGGACTTACTCGAAGAAGGTAAGCTAGATATTGTGGATGAAAACACTATTTTAGAAATATCCACATTTGTTTCAAGGGGGCAGTCATTTGAAGCCAGTAATGGTAACCACGATGACCTTATGATGAACTTGGTTATGTTTGGTTACTTTGCTACCGGTAATTATTTCCAACAGCTGACAGATGTTGATATTAAGAATATGCTATTTGAGCAGAAATTAAAAGCGATCGAAGAAGATGTGGTTCCATTTGGCTTTATAGATGATGCATCTGGCTATATTGAACAGATCGAAGATGAGGATAATTGGCAGACTAGAAAATGGGTCGAAGAATGGGGCGGAAGCTTCTAAATTTTAGAAATCATAAATAGTACGTATTGAACATCCGTATAATGAAAACATATAATTCGATCTCTGGAAAAGGAAAATAAACATGGCAATAGGCGCACCTTCCGAATCTCCAGCCATTGTCGTCAAAGAAGTAGATTTAAGCGGTGGTGTTCCCAACGTTCAATCTACAACTGGCGCATTTGCTGGAAGTTTCCGTTGGGGCCCGATGGAACAGGCAGTCTTAGTAGATAACGAAGCTACACTTGCCTCAACCTTTGGTTCACCCGACGACAGTTACGCGGTTGACTTTTTAACCGCAGCAAGTTTTTTAAGATACTCATCAGCTTTACAAGTTGTACGTACTGCAGACTCCGGTGCACTCAATGCCGTAGATAGCGGTGCCGGTGAATTGGTAAAGAATGATGATGACTGGGATAATGGTACTTGGACCGCAAATATCCTGGCTAAACATTCAGGCCCATTAGGCGATAATCTTGCAGTAAAGATTGCAGATTCCGCAGGATGGTCTTCGTGGGCCGCATCTTATAAAGCACAATTTGATGCAGCACCAACCGGTCAAGAAACACACGTTTTGGTTCTAGATTCTGATGGCGGTATTACTGGTACAGCAGGTACTGTACTAGAAAGATATCCGTTTGTTAGTACAACAGCTGGTGCTACAAATGCAGATGGATCATCCAACTATCAGAAAGATGTTGTGAATAGAGGATCCAACTACATTCGTATTAATACTGCTCAAGTATCTGGAGACTTTGGGCTATCTAATGGTGCTAAAGGCGAAAGAACTACAGCAAACGTTAGCTCCGCGCATGATGTGTTTGAGGATAAAGACACTATCCAAGTAGATTTCTTAATCGCACCGAATATGGATAGCACAGTAAATCAACAAACTGTTGTAAACGATCTGGTTGCAACAGCTCAAGAAACACGTAAAGACTGCGTGGTTATTACTTCACCGCATTCAAGTAGCGTTGTAGGTAACGCAGATCCGGTAAGTGCAACTACTACTGAAGCAGCTGGATACACATATAGCTCATATCTATTTGTCGATAATAACCATCTAAAAGTCTATGATAAATATAACGACAAATATGTTAACATCCCGGCAGCTGGCGCAACAGCAGGTATTATGGCAGCTTCAGATGCAAATTCAGCTCCATGGTTCTCTCCAGCAGGTTCTCGTCGTGGTGCATATTTAGGTGTTACATCACTTGCTTATACGCCAACTAAATCTCAAAGAGATACGTTGTACAAAGCAGGTATTAACCCAATCGCAAATCTACCAGGACAAGGCATTTTGCTTTATGGTGATAAAACACATATGAACAGACCAAGTGCATTTGATCGTATCAATGTACGTCGTCTATTTAATGTCGTAGAAAGAGCAATCGCTTTGGCAGCACGCAACACACTGTTTGAACTAAACGATGAGTTTACAAGAGCAGAGTTCGTAAATATTACGGAACCGTTCCTAAGAGAGATCAAAGGGCGTCGTGGTATTACAGACTTCCGTGTCGTATGTGATGAGACAAACAACACTCCAGCTATCATTGATAGAAACGAGTTTGTTGCTAATATCTTCATCAAGCCGGCACGTTCAATCAACTACATCACTCTAAACTTTGTTGCTGTTAGATCTGGTGTCGACTTCGAAGAAGTCGCTGGGCTACAGGTATAAGGAGATAAAAGATGGCAGTTTTAGGCGTAGATGATTTTAAAGCAAAGCTTCGCGGTGGTGGTGCCCGCCCTAATTTATTTAAGGCAACTATCAACTTCCCCGGTTATGCAAACGGTGACGTAGAACTATCCTCATTCTTATGTGAGGCAGCTCAGTTACCAGCGTCGACAATGGGTACAATTATTGTTCCTTTTCGTGGTCGTCAATTAAAAATGGCTGGTGATCGTACATTCGATGTATGGACACCAACTATCATTAACGATACTGACTTTAGTATTCGTAACTCTTTGGAGCGTTGGATGAACGGTATGAATGCACACAGTGCAAATACTGGTCTAACAAATCCAGTAGATTATGAAGCTGATTTAGTTGTTGAGCAGTTGGATAAAGATGGTTCAACACTAAAGACTTACAACTTTAGAGGTTGTTTCCCAACTGCGCTTAGTCCGATTGATGTTACCTATCAGGCAACAGATGAAATCGAACGATTCACAGTGGAATTCCAAGTACAATACTGGGAATCAGCGACTACTTCTTAAGCGTATAAATATAGTAAAGAGAGGCCGGAAACGGCCTCTCCCACCACTTTAATATTAGGATAAAATATGGCTGAGGGTACTGGATTAAGATTATTCGGCTTTGAAATTAAAAGAGCTAAGGATAAATCAGCTGAGAAGTTACAATCGATTGTCCCACCGACAGACGATGACGGGGCAGGATATGTCACGGCTTCCGGCTCGCATTATGGAACATATGTTAACCTAGGGGAAGGTGATCATTCAAAGGATAATCACCAGAACATTAGGCAATATCGTGCAGTAGCAATCCATCCAGAGGTTGATGCAGCGATTGAAGATATTGTCAATGAATCTATTACAAATAACCAAGGCTCACCGGTTTCACTTATCTTAGATAACGTGGAAGGATTAAGTGATCAACTGAAAAAGGTAATAAACGAAGAGTTTGATACTATTTGTTCTATGCTAAAGTTCACAGATCTGGGTCATGACATCTTTAGACGTTGGTACGTAGATGGTAGAATATACCACCACTTGGTAGTAGACGAAAAGAATTTAAAGGCAGGTATTCAAGAGATTAGACCAATTGATGCCTCTAAAATCCGTAAGGTTAAAGAAGTTAAAAAGAAAAAAGATTCCGTCACTGGTGCAACACTTGTTGAGAATGTGAACGAATTTTATATTTATCAAGAAAAGCCAGGACAGCAAACCCAAGGTGTTAGACTAAGTAATGATTCTGTATCATATGTAACATCCGGACTTTTAGATGAAACTAGGAAAAAAGTAGTTTCATATCTACATAAAGCATTAAAACCAATTAACCAATTACGGATGATGGAAGACTCGCTAGTCATTTATAGACTTGCTAGAGCACCAGAGCGTAGAATTTTCTATATTGATGTGGGTAACTTACCACGGGGTAAGGCAGAGACATATATGAAAGATATTATGTCTCGCTACCGCAATAAGCTAGTATACGATGCCAACACCGGTAATATTAGAGATGATCGCAAGCATATGTCAATGCTTGAAGACTTTTGGCTGCCCAGGCGCGAAGGTGGTCGTGGCACAGAGATTACTACACTTCCTGGTGGTGAAAATCTAGGTCAGATTGACGATATTCTTTACTTTCAAAAAAGACTATATAGATCATTAAACGTTCCAATTAATAGGCTGGAACCAGAGGCGCAGTTTAATTTAGGAAGAGCCACTGAGATTACACGTGATGAACTTAAATTTCAAAAGTTTATCGATAGACTAAGACGTCGCTTTTCAATGTTGTTTACAGAAATCCTAAAAAAGCAATTGATTATGAAGTCTATTATTACTGAGGAAGATTGGGATAGTTGGAAGCAAGATATTCATGTGGACTATGTTCGTGATAACCATTTCACTGAACTAAAAGATGCAGAGATATTACAGAATAAACTACAGACCCTAGATAATATGCAACAGTATGTTGGGGACTATTTCTCTAAAGAGTGGGTCATGAAGAATGTATTACATCTAGAAGACGATGCGATTGAAGATATGAAAAAGCAAATAGAGGACGAAGAAAAGTCTGGCGAGATTCCAAAAGAGGATGAACAACAGCAACAGGAATCTATTATCCATTTAAAAAATAGGAGTTAGTAATGGAAGTGAATATTGATGATTTTATCAACCAGGTTCAGAATCAGGACTTTAGTAAAGCCACGGTTACTTTTAGTGATTTAATGGACACTAAAGTTTCAGATGCATTAGAACAAGAGAAGATTAGTATGGCTGATCAAATATTTAATGGTGCAGAAGCTGAAGAAGAGTCTACTGACGATGAGGATATGGATGATATCTCCGACGAGGAGCTTGAAGCAGCTGCAGCTGAAGTAGAGGCTGAAGAGTCCGAAGAAGAAGAAGATTAATCACATCAAAATATCAGAGTTTATTTTATCATAAATAATACCAATAATAATTAATAGGATTGTTAGATGAAGCTAATTACAGAATATACTGAAACTGATGTTCAGTGCATTGTTGAAAAAAAAGAGGACGGTTCAAAGACCCATGTCATTGAAGGTGTCTTTATGCAAGCTGAATCTAAGAATCGAAATGGTCGAATATATCCTAAGGCAGTTATGGAATCTGCTGTTAAGAAATATGTCGATGAACAGGTTTCCAAGGACAGAGCGGTTGGTGAGTTAAATCACCCTGAAGGGCCCACTGTTAACTTGGATAAAGTATCCCATAAGATCACGGAACTTAAATTTGAGGGAAATGATGTTATGGGAAAGGCGCGTATATTGGATACTCCAATGGGTAATATCGTAAAAGGTTTGCTTGAAGGTGGTGTTCAACTAGGTGTCTCAACTCGTGGAATGGGTAGCCTCGAGCAACGTAACGGAACTATGTACGTCAAAGATGACTTTATGCTTAATACGGTTGATATCGTACAAGATCCTTCTGCACCAAATGCTTTTGTTAATGGAATAATGGAAGGTGTAGATTGGATCTGGAATAATGGCATCATTGAAGCTCGAGAAATTGAAAAAATAGAGACTGAAATTAAACGTGCTCCGCGTGCGGATCTATACGAAACGCAGGTTCGCGAGTATAAGAATTTCCTCTCGTTACTGAAAACACAGCAATATTAAGGAGTCTAACATGACTGATCAAGTAAAAGATCAAGAAGTTGAGCTCGACGAGGAAATCGAAGAAGCTCACGATCCGAAGAATGCTGAAGCTCAATCGGTAGCATCTGTTGATGCTGCAGAAGCCAAAGGCCCAAAAGCCAAAGGCCGTAAAGGCGATAAGGGTAACAGCGAACCAATGCAAAAAGTGGCTGCACCAGCAGGCATGAAAGCAGAAGATGTAGATTTTAATGGGGATTTTAGTGAAGACTTAAATGCCCTGGTGGAATCTGAGGCGACATTGTCAGATGACTTTAAAGCCAAAACAGCCGTAATCTTTGAAGCAGCGGTTAAAACAAAACTTGCCGAAGAGATCGACAGACTGGAAACAGAATACAAGCAATTGCTTGATGAAGAAGTTTCAACAGTTAAAGCCGATCTAGTCGAAAAAGTTGATAGCTACCTCAACTACGTGGTTGAGAACTGGATGGAAGATAACAAAGTAGCGATCCAATCTGGACTACGTGCAGAGATCGCAGAAGGATTCATGGACAAGCTAAAAACAGCTTTCGAAGAGTCTTACATTGAAGTTCCTGAAGGTAAAGTTGACCTCGTTGATGAACTCGCTACTGCACACGAAGAACTTGAAGAAAAGTTTAATGTTGCAGTATCGCAAACTATGGAACTACAGGAAGAGCTACAATCTTATAAGCGTCAAGCGATTATTCGTGAAGCGTCAAAAGATCTAGCAGAAACTCAGGTCGAAAAACTATCGAGCCTTGCAGAGTCAGTTTCTTTTGAAAGCGAAGAAGATTTCGCACAGAAAGTTGCTACACTGAAAGAATCATATTTCGGTCAGAAAACCGCAAGTTCCATCATTGAAGAAGAAACAGAAGAAGATGGTGATGAAACCGTCGAAGTATCAGAATCAATGGCACAATACGTTAATGCACTAAGAAAAACAATTAAGTAATTAGGAGATCCAATTATGGAAACTTATGATCGTCTCGTAGAGAAATGGTCTCCGGTATTGAACGAAGAGTCTGCAGGTACAATTAAAGACGCCCACAAGCGTTCGGTTACTG